CAGCTAAGACCGAGCAAGATTTAGTTGAATGATAAATATTTATAAGTAAATGGGCAGATATGACATTTAACTTAGAAAAATATTTAACCGAGAACAATCTCACTATTATTTCCAAGATCCGTGAAGATGTTGGAGACGATGAGACTGGACCATCCAAGGCGGACCTTAAGAAGACCGACAAGGATTTTAGAGACCTTTACAAGAAGAAGGCTCAGTACGCTGACTTGCAAAAGAAAGTAAAAGCGGTGTTAGCAAAACATGCTGTTAAAGCACCAGATGGCTCTTTGAAACTTAAAGACGTGCAAGCCTACAAGAAAGAAGTAGGAAATATGCCAGACCAGCTTAAGCTATTGAAGCAGCAAATTCAACAACTTGAAACACCTGAAACTGATACAGATGAAGAACCAATGGACTAAGATAGGCTTAATAGCCGTTGCTATTATAGCACTATGGTGGGTATTCATCCAAAAAGGATGTTCACCTAAGTTTGATACTAAACCTTATGAACTTAAAATAGATTCTCTAGAAAATAGAATTGACTCTATTAAAGGAGAAAACGACAGTCTAGAAGCTGGTATACAAGTTCTTGAAGAGACTAACACGCATTTAACTGATCGTGTTGACGGTCTGAAAGATAAAGTATGGCAGTTGAAAGATGATCTAAAAGATGCAGAAAAAGCTTTGGCTTACACACCAACACAAGTAGACAGCTTCTTTATGATGCAGTACCCTGTACAATTTGCATCTCTAAGTGAAGATACAACTCACCTTCCATTAGAAGTGTCTAAGCAAGTTGTTGTAGATGTAAAACAACTAGGGATTGCTAAAGAAGCAATCAAGTTTCAAGATAGTACTATTTTAACTCTTGATACACTAGTTAAGAATAAAGATCAGATCATTGTTGACCTTCGTAAAAAAGAAGATAACTATATCAAGATCGATCTAGAAAGAGTCGAGCAAGGTAAAAACTATCAAATACAAATTGATGGTTTGAAGAAAGAGGTGAGTAAGAAAAACTGGAAACTGAAAGTCGGTAAGTTTGAAAAGGTTATAATCGGAGTTGCTGGCTTAGCAGCTGGTATACTCATAAAATAAGATATGTCTGAACAACAGAGCATAAAAGATAGGATAAAAGAAGAGTTTGTCAAATGTGCAACGGATCCTGTTTACTTCATGAAGAAGTACTATATGATCCAGCACCCTTTAAAAGGTAGACAGTTCTTTGATCTTTATCCTTTTCAAGAGAAGGTTTTAAAATTGTTTCAGAAACATGATTATTCTATAATCAATAAGTCGAGACAGCTAGGTATATCTACTCTAGTATCTGCTTATTCATTGTGGATGATGTTATTTCAGAAAGATAAGAACGTTCTTATTATTGCAACTAAGCAAGACACTGCCAAGAACATGGTAACAAAGGTAAGGTTCGCTTACCAGAACTTGCCAACTTGGTTAAAGATAGGAACGTCAGAAGACAATAGGCTTAGCTTAAAACTAGCCAATGGGTCACAGATAAAAGCTGTCTCTGCAGCTGGTGACTCTGGACGTTCTGAAGCTGTGTCTTTGTTGGTTATAGATGAGGCTGCGTTTATCGATAACATTGAAACGATATTCACGGCGGCTCAACAAACACTTGCAACAGGTGGTGGTTGTATAGCATTATCTACTCCTAATGGTGTAGGTAACTGGTTTCATAAAACATATGTCTCTGCTCAAGAACAGCAGAACAAGTTTTTACCAATATCACTTCCTTGGACAGTACACCCAGAACGTGATCAAGTATGGCGTGATGAACAAGACAGAACATTAGGTAAACGAAATGCTGCTCAAGAGTGTGATTGTGACTTTGCTACTTCTGGTAATACTGTAATTGAGCCAGAGATACTGAGTTGGTACGAAGAGAATATGTTGATTGACCCAATTGAAAGAAGAGGTCTTGACAAAGCTTTATGGATATGGGAATATCCTGATCCTATGAAGTATTATGCAGTTATAGCTGACGTGGCTCGTGGTGATGGTAACGACTATTCTGCATTTCACGTTATAGACGTTGAGACTGTAACACAGGTTGCTGAATATAAATCACAAGTTGATACAAGAGAGTATGCAAACATACTACTTAGTATCGCTTCAGAATATAACACGGCTCTGCTAGTGGTTGAAAATGCAAACATTGGCTGGGACGTAATTCAGTCTATATTAGAAAGAGGTTATACAAATGTCCACTATAGCTACAAACAAGACCAGAATATGGACTTTACGAAGTATGTGGACAAGTTTAACACTCAAACAGGTTTAGTCCCTGGCTTCTTAACAACCCAACAGACTAGACCTTTGGTTATAGAAAAGATGAGAGACTTCTTAGAGAATAGAGTAGCAACTGTTAGATCAATCAGGCTACTTGAAGAGCTGAGAGTCTTTATTTGGAAAAATGGCAAAGCGCAAGCGATGCAGAGTTACAATGATGATCTAGTTATGAGTTTTGCTATTGGTATGTACTTAAGAGAAACTAGTTTAAGATACCGTAAAAACGCAGAGAACTTGACTTACGCTGCACTAAATAGTTTCACTAAAACACAAGACACTAGCGTTGCTTATAATTCAAGTAATATATATAATCAAAACCCTTGGAGTATGAATATATCAACTCCTCAAGGCGGAGAAACACAAGATCTAACATGGTTAATCTAAAATAAAATGGCAGAACAACAAAGACAAAATAACCTGTTTTCCACTCTAAGACGTTTGTTTTCTACAGACGTTATTATTCGTAATGAAGGCGGAGACATGTTAAAGGTAATTGACACTGATACTATACAAAGGTCCGGTGTTATTCAAACAAACTCATTAGTTGACAGGTTCAACAAGGTTTACACGATGTCTACTGCATACGGTGTTAACTTGAACTTAGCACAAAACTACCAATCAGCTCGTGTACAAATATACGCTGACTACGATGCTATGGATACAGATGCTATCTGTTGTTCTGCTTTAGATATTGTGGCTGATGAGTGTACACTTAAAAACGAACAAGGTGAAGTACTTCAAATTAGATCAAGTGATGAAAACATTCAAAAACTCCTCTACAACCTTTTTTATTCTGTACTTAATATTGAATTTAATTTGTGGAGTTGGGTTCGTAATATGGCTAAATATGGTGACTTTTACCTCAAATTGGAAATAGCAGAAAAGTACGGTGTGTACAATGTAATTCCATTTTCAGCCTATAATATTATTCGTGAAGAAGGATACAATCCACAAAACCCTCAAGAGGTTAGGTTCAAATATGATCCTAATGCAACACTAGCATCATCTACTGGTTATAGCCGCCAACAAAACCAAGACACTGGTATTTGGTTTGATAACTTTGAGATGGCACATTTCCGTTTAACTGGTGATGTTAACTATCTTCCTTATGGTAGATCTTATCTTGAGCCAGCACGTAAGTTGTTTAAGCAGTATGTTCTTATTGAAGATGCGATGTTGATTCATCGTATTGTCAGAGCACCTGAACGCCGTATATTCTATGTAAACGTAGGTGCAATTCCTCCAGGAGAAGTTGACAACTACATGCAGAGAATGATACAGAAGATGAAGAAAGCACCTCTAATTGATCCTAATACTGGTAACTATAATCTAAAATATAACCAGCAGAATCTTCTAGAAGACTTCTTTATACCTGTACGTGGAAATGACACATCTACAAAGATCGATACTACAAAAGGCCTTGAATATAATGGTATAGAAGACGTTGCTTACTTCCGTGAGAAGTTATTTGCAGCTCTTAAGATACCTAAAGCTTTTATGGGCTACGAAAAAGATCTTACTGGTAAAGCAACGCTTGCTGCAGAAGATATCCGATTTGCTAGAACTATCGAAAGACTACAACGTATTATCATTAGTGAGTTGACTAAGATTGCACTTGTGCATTTATATTCTCATGGTTATACAAACGAGAATGCAGCTAACTTTACACTGTCACTAACTAATCCATCTATTATTTACGACCAAGAAAGGATCGCTCTATTCAAAGAGAAGATCGACCTTGCTAAACAAGCAATGGAAGGATCACTACTTCCTCGTGACTTTATCTATGACAAGATATTCCACTTCTCAGAAGACCAATATGCTGAGTTAGAAGACATGATCATCGAAGATAAAAGGCGTGAATTTAGATATGCCCAGATCCAAGAAGAAGGAAATGACCCTGCAGAATCTGGACAAGCCTACGGCACACCTCACCAGATAGCTAGTCTGTATGGTGGAAAAGAAGACTCTGTCTTGAATGTACCACAAGGCTATGATGAGAAGCAAGTTGGACCAGGACGCCCTAAAACACAAACCTCTATTATCTCAACAGATGGTTCTTCGTTTGGCCGTGATCCATTAGGAGCCGCTGCCTATAACAAGGACGCTGAAACTGGTGAAAATAACATGAGGCCTAACTACAAAGGAGGTAGCCCTCTAGCCCTTGAATCTACAATGGCAGAGTTCTTGAAGAACAAGAATACATTAGATGCTATGTTCAGTAAGAAAAAAGGCCGTAAAGTTAACCTATTTGAAGAGTCAGATCTTCTAAGTGAAGATAATATCAAAGAGGGCTTAGATTAAATATATAGATATTTATTACTAGTCGACTTGTACAAAAAACTATGGCAATAAAACACTCAAAATATCGTAATACCGGTATTTTATTCGAATTATTAGTAAGACAGACGACCTCTGACCTACTTAATAATCAAGATTCTAAAGCTGTTAAGATCTTAAAGAAGTATTTTACTAATACTGAGTTAGGAAAGGAATATAGTCTTTATAGCACATTCTCAGCTAGTCCTAAATTAAATGAGGCCAAGGCAGAGATCTTAATTTCAACTATTGTTGAACAATTCAAGAAGCTAGACCAAGAAAAGATATCTAAACTTAAATACAATTTGATCAAAGAGATCAAGAAGACCTACGATCTAGACAATTTCTTTAAGGCGAAAGTTGACAATTACAAGCCTTTTGCATCTATCTATACTATATTTGAGAGCCAAAACAGTCAATCTGTTGATACCAAGCAGTTGATCTTAAACAAGATTAACCTTCTTGAACACCTTACAGCAACTCCTGCTGGTGATACTAAAGCTCCTAAGTCTCTAGTAGAAGAGTTTATGAAAGAAGACAAGGAGATTCGTCTTCTAGCTTACAAAATATTAGTTGAGAAATTTAACAACAAATATCAAGGCATGTCTGAAAGGCAAAAAGATGTGTTAAAAGAGTATATCACTAACATTAGTGACACCAAGAACTTGAAAATCTACCTGAACACTCAGCTAGATCAAATTAAAAAAGAGCTAAGTGAGCTAAAAGATACTACAACTGACACTGTTGTCAAGATTAAACTTGAAGAAGTGCTTAAGTTTGTAACACCAATTAAAGACAATCAATCTATAAAAGACGAGGTTATAACTGGAATTCTACAGTATTTTGATCTAATTGATGAGCTTAAAAAAGCCTAATAGTGAATAAACAGTTCAATAATCAATTCGCTACTCAGAAACTTCGTCAAGAAACGACTGCTACTAATTTTGGAGGAGCTACTTTTACTCCTGGCACAGGTGAACAATCAGGGCCAGTTGCTACAAAGAAGGTATTCAAAAAGAAAGTAAAAACAGAAGAGAAAGACGTCGAACCTAAATTAGCTGCTGGAAAGGCTAAAATTTACATGAAAAATAAGTGGGGTTGGAAAGACGCTCCATCTATCCCTAACCGTCCATCAAAAGGCGGGTTTATCTACAAGCAATTATTTGAAGAGCTTTCTAAGTTTGTCAACGAAATGAAAGAGCCTTTAGAAATTGATGATAGAGTTAAAGTAACTTATGGTAATCAATTCTATGGTGAAACTGGAACTATAACCGATATTCACCGTGGCTTTGTAACTGTAGAAATGGATTCAGATGGTAACGAATATAGTATGCATTCTAGTGATGTTCAAAAGATAGATGATGATACTGTAGATGAAATACTAACACATGCTGATGAAGAGAAGGCCCGTAGGATTCTAGACAAGATAAAAGATAAAAGTAGCAAATTATATAATTCGCTGTTATATATTATGTCTGACATTTATCCTCATAATCTTGATCAAGAGCTAGGAGCTGACATTCAAGCAGCTGGCCTTAACGAGAACTACTCTAAATTCAAGACTGAGACTAAGACTAGAAACAAGCCTGATCAATTCCATCAAGCTGTTCGTGCTGTTAAGAAGAAGGTACAAGAGATCAACCGTCTATTTGAATATGTTAGCCGTCTAAAAGAAGAGTTGTCTGAAGGACAAGACGGTCTAAAATATAAAATGCATACAGAAAAAGCCCTTGCCAAAATCAAGGATATGGTTAATGAATTAAACAAAAGCATCAAAAAGTTTAAGTAAGTCATGGCAAAAGCAAAAGGTGGCGGAACAAGTCAAAAGGTTTCTTTTGGTAAACGTAGAAAAGGTAAAGCTCACAAATCACACAATAAACATGATAGATCAGAAAGGAACTATCGTGGACAAGGAAGATAAATATTTATTAGTATGACAACTGCAAAATTATATCGTAAGTACAAAGCCGGTGAAATTAGCCGTGACCGTTTTTTATATGAAGTACGCCGTGATTCTAACCTACCATGGGTTACTAACACTACTTCATTTGATGACGCTGTCAAGATCTTGAAGAACAAGAGTATCATCTCTGAGTTAGATGCTAATATTAAGGCTGACCCTGCAGTTGACCGTGTTAACCCCTACTTCTTGAAAGCTGGTGTACAAAACATGCTGTCTAAGGAGAAAGAGTTGACTAACGATTCATATATGAAAGCCCTTAACAAGGCTGCTAAAATGCTACAAAAGAATCCTCATGTGTTCGATGACCTTATGTTAAAGAATGCTGACGAGGTTGAAAAGAAAGATGCTAAGCTTCAGACTAAAGAAGTAAAGAAAGGTGATCTTAACGATACCGATAACGAGATGAAGAAGGTTAAGGTTAAAGATAAGACTAAGAAAGCTAAGACTCTAAAAGAGACAGCTCTAGATGAGTTGACGTTTTCTCTTAAAAAAAAAGAGTCGATTAACGAAGACTCGCACTACAAGCACCATGTAGGGTCTGAGATTCACACACCAGATGGTCCTGGTAAAATCAAAGAGATTGTTGGTTCTACTCTAACCATAGAGATGGAAGACGGTACATTGAAAGACTATCAAATTAATGTAGTAGACAAGGCTATTGAAAAGCAAAAAGAAAATCAGCAAGAAGAAGCGTCTGCTATGTTCATGGATGCTCCATTGAACCCTAGCTACAGAATGAATAAAGATGGCAAGCGTGCTATCAATCCAGACGGTGTTGAGTTTAAAGTAGGTGATATGGCAATCGCTAAAGACAATAATCAAGCTATTAAGATCGGTGGTTTTAAGCAAGAGCAAGGTAGAATCAAAGCTATATATACTGATGGGCTTGTTACTAATGTAATTGATATTGATGGTCTTAAAAAGCAGATGGACAACGTAAGACCTAGTTTACAACCTGATCTTGGTTCAGCTTTTGATAAGCTAAAAGGTATGATGGAGAAGAAGAAAGGTGATAAAGCTTTCTTGGCCAAAATGAAAGATAAGTTAAAGAAGTTGAAAGAGTTTATGTCTGATGAAGAGATAGATGCAGCAAAAAAACAAGGAGATGTTATTAATGTTCCATCTTCTGCAACTGCTGATATTGCAAAGTTAAGAAACAAAAAAGTAAACTATTCTACATATAAAGGATAATATGTCAAAGCAACTCTTAATAGAATATAGTGCGTTCCAACCACTTCCACAGTCTTTGACTGAGGCTAAGCGCCTTGCTAATGGTAACATGGTTGTGTCTGGCCTTGTTCAAGCTACAGACAAACCTAATGCTAACAGAAGGATTTATCCTTATGCT